AGACAATTATGCTTTTACAGGTACAACAACAGGAGCAACATCTACACAGAAATTATTTTTAATTAAGAATATTGATGCAAGTTCTAGCGGTACAGTAGATTTTGTTAATGGTGCTAGTAGTGTAGTTTTAGATAATACTTATAAAACATATTTGTTTAGGTGTGTAAATATTCACCCTGCTACAGACAATGTTGCATTTCAAATAAATTTTAGAGATGGTGGTTCTAATTATGATGCAACTAAAACAACTACATTTTTTGACTCAGGACATTCAGAGGATGATTCTACTGTTGCAAGTTTATCTTATGACACAGGAGCAGATGTTGCTCAAGGAACAGGTAATGCAAGGCTCTCTAGAAATCAAGGCAATGGTAGTGATGAATGTTGTAGTGGAGATGTGTATTTATTTAATCCTAGTAGCACTACTTTTGTAAAACATTTTATGTCTGATTTTTCAGGTTATGACAGAAATAATATTAATTACAGAGGAATGGGAGCAGGTTATTGTAATGTTACAGCAGCTATAGATGCAGTTAGATTTCAATTTAGTAGTGGCAACATAGATTCAGGGAGGATAGCGTTATATGGCATTAAGTAAGATACAACCCGCATCCATGGACCTAACTGCTAATTATGCTTTTACAGGGACTAACTCTGTAGCAGGATTAGAGTACGCAGAAAAAAAATTAGCTACAGTGACAGCAGATGATTCAGGTACAACTTTAACTATATCTAGTAATATTAATGATACTTACAACATTTATAAGTTTAGATTTATAGATTTACATTTTGCAACAAACAATATTGATTTTAAAGTAGATTACACTACAGACGGAACTAATTATAATGCAACACAAACATCAACTATGTTTGCAGCATTACATAATGAAGCAGATAGTTCTACAGCTTTAGAGTATAGAACAGGAGCAGATGTTGCTCAAGGTACAGGACCACAAATAGCAGAAAATATAGGTAATGGTGCAGACGAAAGTATTGCAGGAGAACTATTTTTATTTGACCCTAGTTCTACTACTTTTGTAAAACACTGGATTTCAAAATTTCATACTTATAATCAAGCAGATTTTGCAGGTAGTCATTTTGCATCAGGGTATGTTAATTCAACTTCAGCAGTAACAGGGGTTAGATTTACATCAAGTAGTGGAAATATACAAGCAGGTACAATAGAAATGTACGGAATTAATTAAGGAGAAACAATGCCAAGATATCACAATATAAATGGAGTTAAGGTTCAGTTCACAGCAGAAGAAGAAACTGCTCGTGATGCTGAAGAGAAAGCATGGGCTGATGCAGCACCTGCTAGAGCCTTGGCCGACCTCAGAACAAAAAGAAACAGATTATTAGCAGAGACAGACTATCTAGCTTTATCAGATAGCACTCTTAGTGATGATATGAAAACATATCGACAAAATCTAAGAGACTTACCTGCAGGAAAAGATACAGTAGAGAAGTGCGAGAACGCAGTATTCCCTACAAAGCCATAGGAGGATAGATGAGTAAATCACAAATAGCAACAGGTGGTATAGCAGATAATGCTGTAACTTCTGCAAAAGCTGTAACAGGTTTAGCCACCACTGTAGATTTATGGAGACAAAATGCAGATACCGCAATTAATGCAGCTACAGAAACAGTATTAACCGCAAACTGGGAACAAGCTGATACAGATGGTTTTGGGGCTATTGGAACTGCAATGTCGCAGTCTAGTGGAATCTTTACATTTCCAGAAACAGGTATTTATTTAATTATTTTTAATTGTCAAATTCATTCACCATCACAAGGGGCAACTTATGCAGGTGGTATAATTCAAACTACAACTGATAACTCATCTTATGATAATGCGGCAGAAGGATATAATTCTATTTATCATTCAAACGGATATGGTATTGTAACTATATATCATCAATTTGATGTTACATCTACATCTACACATAAAGTAAAGTTTGTAGCTAATTGTGAATTTGCATCAGATGTAAGAGGTAACACAGGCTACAATAGAACTTGTGCACAATTCATAAGACTAGGAGACACATAGAATGGCACAATTAAAAACTAAAGTAAAATTATATTTAGAAAATAATTCTAAAACATGGGATGCAGAAAAAAATAATATTAAATTAATTAATAATGGAAGTGCAGATATTATAGAAACATGGAATGTGTCTGGATTATCAAAGCCTACAGATTCACAAATAGCGTCTTACGAAACTGCAGCTACAAAAGAAGACAATAATGATATTATAAGAGCAAAAAGAAAAACGCTTTACGGAGATGTTGGAGACCAATTAGATGAGATATATTCAAATATTGATACATGGAAAGCTAGAATAAAATCAATTAAGGATGCAAACCCCAAGGAGTAAGTATGGCATACATAGGACAATCAATTAAAAACGGAACTTTCAGTGTCTTAGACACGAGTGGTAATACTTACAATGGTTCTAACACAACATTTAGTTTAGGAACACAAGTTGGTTCTGCAGCACAGCTATTAGTATCTCATGATGGTGTAATACAAAAACCCGGAACAGACTATACACTGGCCACAGGCGGTACACAGATTACATTTACTACAGCACCTGCCAGTGGAGCATCAATCTTTATTGTAGAAATATCTGGTGCAGTCGGTGGACCAATGAATACAGATATCAATGGTGCAGAGTTTATATTAGATGTAGATGGTGATTCTAGTATTACAGCAGATACAGATGACCAAATAGATTTTAAAGCAGGTGGTACAGATAGATTTGTATTATCTTCAGCCAATGCAAAGTTTAATGTAGGTGCATACAATGCAGAAGCAACACTAACAGATGCCTCTACTATAGCTTGGGATGTATCAACATCACCAGTAGCAAAAGTAACATTAGGTGCTAACAGAACATTAGGTGCAGGAACCAATGCACAAACAGGGCAGTTTGTATCTTTATTAATTATTCAAGATGGTACAGGCTCAAGAACAGTTACATTTAATGCTGCATATGAGTTCACCGAAGATACCGCACCGACACTAACTACAACAGCAGCTAAAGGTGATTTGTTTGTATTTAGATATAATGGTTCAAAGTTTTTAGAGGTAGGTAGAAATCTTAACCTAACATTATCATAGGAGTAAATATGTTTGCATTAGTAGAATCAGGAACAATCACACAATTCCCTAAAGGAAATAAAGGAATTACAATAGGAGATAATCAATACCCTAGAACTATTTATAGTTTATGGACCGAAGCAGAAAGAAATGCTATCGGTATTTATACTGTAGAAATAGATGAAACAAATAGAAAAGACGAAGAGTTTTATACTAATACAAATATTACTTATGCCTTTGGTAGTGGTAAAGTAACAGGTAGTTATGGAACAGCAACTGCTAAAAGACTTAATGATGAAGATGCAGTTGATGAAAATGGCGATAAGTTAAAAGACGCTGATGGTAATCAAATAATTAACTATGGTCTTAAAACACAATACAAAAATAAATTTAATACAGAAGCTGCAGGACTATTAGAAAAAACAGATTGGTATGTCATCAAAGCTGCAGATGTTGGTAGCTATTCTGTACCTAGTAATATTACAACATACAGAGCAGCAGTAAGAACAAAAGTCAATGCAATGGAAACATCTATAGATAATTGTTCAGATGTAGCTGCATTAATAACTTTACTAACTTATGAAACAGATAGTGATGGTAAAATTACAACAAGACCTTTAGGCGAGTTTCCAGACGAGGTAGTATAGTATGGTTAGTATCTTAGGTGCTAATTCAGTAAGTGGCGGTTATGAAGTAAGTAACTCTTTAAGATTTGATGATGGTAGTAGTGCTTATGTAAGTAGAACACAAACTGCGGGTAATAGAAGAACATTTACTTGGAGTGCGTGGGTTAAAAGAGGTGTTGTTGGCACAAGACAAACACTTCTTAGTGCAGGTATTGATGGTAATGCTGAGTCTTTTTTAAGATTTGATGCTTCTGATTATATATCAATTAAAGAATCTACAAGTAATTCAGCTGAATTTGCATTTGACACAACTCCAGTTTTTCGTGACCCTGCAGCTTGGTATCATATAGTTTTTGTAGTAGATACAACTCAAGGCACAGACTCTAATAGAGTTAAACTTTATGTTAATGGCTCACAGATAACTAGTTTTAGCAGTACAAACTACCCCTCTCAAAATTATGATACGAGATTTAATAATAACTCACAAGTATTATATCTTGGTATGAATGTTCCTGATTATCGAGATTACTATGATGGCTATATGACAGAAGTAAATTATATAGATGGGAGTGCAAAATCACCAACAGACTTTGGAGAGTTTGATGACAACGGAGTTTGGATTCCAAAAAAATACACAGGAACATACGGCACTAATGGTTTCTTTTTAGAATTTCAACAAACAGGAACAAGTCAAAACTCTAGTGGTATAGGTGCTGATACATCAGGTAATGATAATCATCTTGCAGTATCTGGTATTGCAGCTACAGATGTAACAGAGGATACCTGTACTAATAACTTTGCTACTATAAATTCGTTAGCAAACTATTTTAATCCTGCTACTTTATCAGAGGGTAACACAAGAGTAGATTTTGATAATGGCACTTCAACAGTTTATAATATTTCAACTATAGGTGTTTCATCAGGTAAGTGGTATTGTGAAATTAAAGCAGTTACAATTCCTGATTATGCTGAAATAGGCATAGCATCAAGACCCTGTATAGCAGGTGGAAATAGTGATAAGCTAACAGTCAATCAATATAATTATGGGTACACAGCAAACAATGGAAATGTTAAATCAAATAGTTCAGGTGGCTCTTCATATGGTAATACTTATGATGATGGTGACATTATTGGAATAGCTTTAGATTTAGATAATAACAAATTATATTTTTCTAAGAATGGAACATTTCAAAATAGTGGTGACCCTACATCAGGTTCAACAGGGACTGGAGCAGTATCTATTCAAGCACCATCAGGAACTATTGATGGAGTTTACTATTTTGCAGTAGGTGATAATAGAAATGCACACGATACTAGGATGGATTGTAATTTTGGTAATCCTGCTTATGCAAATTCAAGTGGTAATGCAGATGCAAATGGTTACGGTGATTTTGAATATGCACCGCCATCAGGATATTATGCACTATGTACTAAAAATTTAGCGGAGTTTGGATAATGGCATATACAACAATAGACGACCCTTCAGCACATTTTATAACTACCTTATATACAGGTGATGGTAATGACGACAGAAGTATAACGAATAGTGCTAATGCAGGTGATTTTAAACCAGATTGGTTATGGATAAAACAAAGAGAACAAACTAGAGGTCATGCATTACAAGATAGTAATAGAGGTGCTACAAAATATTTAGGTAGTCATACAACTAGTGCAGAAAATACTAATGCAAATGGTGTTCAAGCATTTGAAACTAATGGATTTCAATTAGGCACAGATACAGACATTAATCAAAATACAGGAAGTTATGTAGCATGGCAATGGAAAGCCAATGGTGGTACTACATCATCTAACACAGACGGAAGTATTACTTCAACAGTTCAAGCTAACACAACCGCAGGATTTAGTATTGTGACTTATGTAAGTAATAATACTGAGGGAGCAACATTTGGGCACGGATTAAGTTCAGCACCTGAAATAGTTATAATAAAGGGAAGAGACAGTGCTGATAATTGGGCAGTTTTTAATGGTACCTCAACTACAAATTCTAGGTCACTTCATTTAGAATCTACTGGACCAGAAATACCTGTTAGTTCTTATAACTTTTGGAATTTATATTGGGATGAAACTCGTCCAAGTTCAACTGTTGTAACATTAGGGGTAGACGCTAAAGTTAATAAAAGTGGCAATGAGAATTTTGTAGCTTATTGTTTTCACTCTGTAAAAGGATATTCTAAAATAGGCAAGTATAAAGGTAATGGAAGCACAGACGGAGCATTTGTGTATACAGGCTTTAAACCTGCTTGGGTTTTAATTAAGGCAATTGATAGAACTGTTGAATGGACTCTTATAGATAATGCAAGAGATACATTTAATCCAGCAGGTAAACAATTATCACCAAATGCATCTGATAGAGAATATGCAGATGCAGAACATCAC